GCGCCTTGCATGGGGACGCATTCGCCTTGCATTGAAAGGGTTTCCATTGAATCCTGGGCAATTTCCCTGATTTCGATCATTTGCCCAAGCACTGCAATACATTCATAAAAATCAATGTTCGTTTGATCGTATCCCCATGAACATTTAAAAATGTCACCCACTTTTACATCGTGTGGTGCATTGCGTTTGGCCTTCCATTCGGCTTTTAATTCTGCCGATTGCATATAACCCCGCAAGGTTTGTTCAATCTGGCGGTGCAAGCTAGATTCATCTTTAAACCGATAGTGCCAATCGGATTTAGTGCGTTTTCCACCATAGGCAATTGCATAAATAGCGTGTTTGCCAGAATTGGTGATGACGTTTAGATTGCCCCAGCATTCAAAGCCATATCGCTCATCTTTGGCGATTAGTTCATATCCCGAAGGGATATAGCGTGTTTGGTTTTTCATGTTGACACCTATGAATTGAAACCCTGGAAAAGCCCAGGCCAAAGCCCACTGAGACAATGGGCAATGGTATGGGATTTAAGCGTTTTCGGTTTCAGGGGCTTTAATGGCGGGTTTATAGCACCAGTCGGGCACTTTGCCTGCGCCATCGTCCCTGAATGGCATCATTACACCGACAAAACAGTCATCAAGGCCAAAACTGACAATGCAACACTTTATCCCCTGTTGCAAAACCATGGGCACTTGTCGCTTGCCAAAATAGTCCTCTGAAAAGTCAACAAAGCGCACCAAAAGATCAGGGTTAAAAGTGGCGGGTTTATTGTCATCAGGGTTAAAGGTCAAAGGGATGACCCGATCAGTATCGGGAAAGCGTGCATCATGGGCAGAGAATCGAAGGGTTGAATCATCGCTTGCCAAGCACTCTATTGCCATCCCATCAACAGTAAAGTGCAGCCATTCATCGCCCTGGCGCTTTGTGCCTTTGAGCTTGCCAAGTGCATCAATGGGCAGGATAACACTCTGACGGGTTTCAAAGGGTTGCGGGTCAATCAAAAGACGACCCAGGATATGCCCGTCAGTAGATTCGAGATAAGTGCCCCGATTATCCTGCACCACATGGACACCTTGAAGATAGTAGCGAATGTCCTTTTTTGCGGCAAAGTGCATCATTGATCGGATGTGCTTGCGTTGGATAGAGAATTTCATATTGACACCTTTGAAAGTTGAAAGCCTGCGACAGTGCAGGGAAAAGCCTACTGTTGACAATAGGCAATTCTCTAAACTGTTAACCCCTATAGAACAAGAAAAAGGCCAACATTAGGCCAACGGCCACGGCGGTAAGAATGTCAAGGATTGTGTGTTTCATGGTGACACCTATTGAAAGTTGATGATTGTGAGAATAAAATTTTTACCCTCACACCTATATAGCAGGGAAGAATCGTGCCAACACCTAAATTTCCCTTATAAATCAATGCTAGTGGTTTTCACTTACGAACAAAGTGATAAATTCAATGTCATCAATAGATGGTGGATTGTGTTGGATTAGATACTTGAGTGAGGGTAATTAGTCCCCTTGGGAAGATGCTTCCCTCAGATACTCCCCATGGTATATATAAATACTCCCCAGGGTATATTCTCTCACTCGATCAGATACTCCCCAGGGTATGAGCTGGCATGATGTTGCGTGGGTGAGACAGTAGGGGGGGAGGGGTGGTGGGTGAGTGGGAGAAATTTGTGGTGCTTCCCAAATTCTGAAAAAAGGAATTTAGGGAAAGCAAAGACAGTAATGTCTGGCTAAAAGAAGAGGAAATGTATAGACGTAGCAAGGCAGTCGTAGCAATTCTCATGGTCTTGAGAATCCACTGACTATGTGGTGGGTGTCGTTTAGCGGTTAGGGTGAGTTATGCCCTATGGTAGCGATCAGGTCGTATTACTGAGTTTCCTCAATGCGTGCCATTCTTTAGCCACCGTCCCCTGACTTCCTGGTGAGGCTTGTCCTGCTCTTCGCAGTGGGGACATCCGTATATCTCATGCCTTTGAGGGTGCGACTGCCACACCCGACATCCCTATCACTCTGAACGCCAATCTGTCGAATCTTTATTCGATTTGCCAATGTTACACGCCTCGCAAAGCACTTGCAAGTTGTTTTCGTCAAGTTCTAGTTCTGGGAACAATGATCTTGGCTTGATGTGGTCAACATGGATATAGCCATTGATTTCACCACAACAATGGCATTTCTTACCAAACCTGACAAGCACCTTGTACCTCAGTTCACGCCATTCCCTAGTCTTGTAGAAGAGTTTGCCCATGCCTTGCTGATAAGCAGGAATAGGCTCAAATTTAGGCTTTGGCTTTGGCTGGCTTTTCTTGGCTATGGCGTAGCCGATTTGAGAAGCCTTTTGGTTTATCAACTCCCTGATGACTGGACTGCTCATTGCCAGTTTTTCAAGGGTTTTCTTGGCTTTAGCTGCTTTCTTCTTGCGACTAAGTTTGACTGCCGCCATCCCCTGTTTTGTGTAAATAGCCATGAAAAAAGCCCACTGGTAGAGATACAGTCGTGCCCCCTGCAAAGCAAGGGCTGTACCTCTGCCAATAGGCTCTTTGTTCGGCACGAACGAACAATCCATATTTTAGCGTCTTGACAGTTTTTGTCAATGGGTTTACCCTACTCCATAACTTCCTTCTATGGGTAAAAGCATGAGTGTAGAAATCAAGAAGAAAAGGGGTAGACCTCCTAAACAAATAGGCCAGATGACTGTAACTGACCTTGCCAAACAAAAGCAAGACCTCTTACCCGTCACTGAAGGCCAAAGGCTCAAAGCCCTGAAAAACATCTTGATCAACTCTGCTGGCACGAATGTTGTCCACAAGGCCATTGAAATCGCCATGAATGACGAACATCCTGCCCAAGCCTCTATGATCAAGTTACTGATGGATAGAACACTACCCGTCAGTATGTTTGAAAAAGAAAAGAACCAAAGAAGTGCTGTGACCATCAACATCACTGGCATTGGAGACAACCCTATAACCATAGGCTCACAGGATGAGCCTGAGCCTGAAATCATTGATGTCGAGGACAAGAATGGCTGATCTACAGTTCAAACTCCTGCCCTGGCAACAGACCGTCTTTAGCGACAAAACAAGGTTCAAAGTTGTTGCCGCTGGTCGCCGTTGTGGTAAATCCCGCCTTGCTGCCACCAGCCTGATCATCGAAGGACTGCGTTGTCCTGCTGGCTCGGCAGTCATGTATGTGGCTCCTACCAACGGGCAGGCTCGTCAGATCATCTGGGATGTATTGCTGGAAATCGGGCGTGAAGTCATTGCTGGTAGCCATGTGAACAATCAAGACATCACCTTGATCAACGGAGCCAAAATCTATGTTCGTGGTGCTGATCGACCCGATACCCTGCGTGGTGTGAGCCTGACATTCGTGGTTTTAGACGAAGTAGCCGACATCAAGCCTGAAGCCTGGGAGCAAGTCATCCGAGCCGCCCTGTCAGATAAGAAAGGTGCTGGACTGTTCATCGGAACTCCACGCGGTAGAAACTGGTTCTACGATATGTACAAGTTGGGTCTGGATGGCGAAGACCCAGAATGGAAGGCTTGGCACTTCACCACGGCTGACAATCCTCTGATTGACCCATCAGAGATTGAAAACGCCAAGAAAACCATGTCAACCTTTGCCTTTAACCAAGAATACAAGGCTAGTTTCAACAATGCTGGAGCCGATGTTTTCAAAGAAGACTGGCTGAAATACGGCGTTGAACCTGAGTATGGAAGCTACTACATTGCCTGCGACTTGGCTGGCTTTGAAGAAGTGGCAAGAGCGGCAGCCAATGCTAAGATCAAACTAGATGAATCAGCCATTGCAATCGTTAAAGTAACTGATGACGGGGTTTGGTTCGTCAAAGAGATTGTCCACGGACGCTGGGACATCCAAGAGACTGCTAATAAGATTCTGTTGGCAATCAGAGAATATCGCCCAATCTCGGTTGGAATTGAACGGGGAGCACTAAAAAACGCAGTTATGCCCTACTTAGCTGATATGATGCGTAAAAGCAACATATTTGCCCATGTTCAAGACTTAACGCATGGAAATAAGAAAAAAGCAGACAGGATCATTTGGGCGTTGCAAGGTAGATTTGAGCATGGCAGAATTGTGTTAAATTCGGAAGAAGATTGGGATGAGTTTATAGATCAACTATTGCTTTTCCCATCAAAAGGGGTGCATGATGACCTCCCTGATGCACTTTCTTACATTGATCAGATGAACGTCACAACCTATTTTGAAGGCGACAACGAGGACGATTGGGAGCCTATTGACGTTATTTCGGGGGTCTAATGGAATACCAAGAACCGAGCGATGCTGACAAAGAATTAACTCGATTTGTTTCGGATCATTGTGATCGGTGGAGAAATCACCGAGATCAGAACTATCTTGATCTTTGGCTTGAGTATGAGCGCATTTATCGGGGAATTTGGGATGATACTGATAAGACTCGTGAATCTGAACGTAGTCGAGTCATCACTCCTGGCACTCAGCAAGCCGTAGAGACTCGTCATGCCGAGATCATGGAAGCCATTTTTGGTCAAGGAGAATTCTTTGACATTCAAGATAACCTTCAAGATGTTGATGGAAACAAACTTGATGTTGAACTGATCAAAGCTCAACTCGCTGAAGACTTCAAAAAAGACAAAATTCGGAAGTCCATTGACCAAATTGAGTTGATGGCAGAGATTTATGGAACTGGCATTGGTGAGATCATCGTCAAGACCGAAAAAGAATACATCCCAGCCACTAAACCGATTCCTGGCAGTCCTCAAGCAGCCATTGGCGTAGAGGAAAAAGATCGTATTGCAGTCAAAATCAACCCAATCAACCCCAAAAACTTCTTGTTTGATCCCAATGGCTCATCCATTGAGGAGTGCATGGGTGTTGCAGTAGAGAAATTTGTCTCTATTCATAAAGTTGTTGAAAACATCGAAAAAGGCAACTATCGAAAAGTAAAAATTGGTATTGATCCTGATGATGAAAACCTTGATCCCACCCAAGAACTCATGCAGTTCAAGGATGAGAAGGTTCGTTTGCTGACCTACTATGGTCTTGTCCCACGAGAATACCTGAAAGCCACTGAAACTGAGACTGTTGAAGAGCTTTTCCCTGAAGACGATGCAACTGAAGACTATTCAGACATGGTTGAAGCCATTGTCGTGATTGCCAATGGAAATCTTCTCTTGAAAGCAGAAGAAAACCCATACATGATGAAGGATCGACCCATCATCGCTTACCAAGATGATACGGTTCCTAATCGTTTGTTGGGTCGTGGTACGGTTGAGAAAGCCTATAATATGCAAAAGGCCACGGATGCACAAATCCGTAACCATTTAGATTCTCTTGCCCTTACTACCAGCCCCATGATGGCGATGGATGCCACTCGGCTTCCCCGTGGTGCTAAGTTTGAGGTCAAGCCAGGTAAGGCTATCCTGACCAACGGCTCTCCAACTGAAGTTTTGATGCCATTCAAGTTTGGCAACACGGATGGTCAGAATCTTCAAACTGCTCAAGTCTTCCAACAACTTCTTTTGCAAGCCACTGGGACTTTGGATGCCAATGGGATGGTTAGTAGTGTGTCACGAGATGCCAATTCTGGCGGTATTTCGATGGCTGTTGCCTCAATCATCAAAAAATACAAGCGCACTTTGACGAATTTCCAAGAAGATTTCTTGATCCCATTCATCAAAAAGGCGGCTTTCCGTTATATGCAGTTTGATCCAGAGCGTTATCCGACTGTTGATTACAACTTCATTCCGACTGCTACTCTTGGAATCATTGCTCGTGAGTATGAACAACAACAGTTTATTGCTCTGTTGCAGACTCTTGGGCCAAATACTCCTGTGATGCCTTTGATTCTTAAAGGTATTGTTGGTAACTCATCGTTTACCAATAGGTATGAGCTTATGGCGGCTCTTGATCAAATGTCTCAGCCTGATCCTCAAGCACAACAACTCAGTTTGGCACAACAACAATTGGCATTGCAAGCTGCACAGGCTCAGATTGCTCTGAACACTACGCAAGCAGAGCAAAATCGTGCAGAAGCTGCCAAAGCAATGGTTGAAGCACAACTTCTTCCTGAAGAAACTAGAGCAAAAATTACTGCATCACTTACACAAAATTTACCCGATCAAGATGCTGCGGCCTCAAAAGAGTTTGAACGTCGAGTCAAGATTGCTGAATTGATGCTCAAAGAAGCTGATATTAAGAATAAATCAAAGATTGTTGAGCTTCAAATGAGTGATCGAAAACAAAGTCAAGCCAAAGTAGAAAATGACTTCTTAGAGCAACTTTCTAAGGAGTTGTCAAAATGATTGATAAAAGCAATATCGTTAAAACTCTTCAATTGGAAGATATGACGCATGAAGACCAGATGCAAATTCTGGCTTCAATTGAGCAATCAATAAAAGAATCCAAAGCAAAACAAAAAGAACAGTTAAAAACAAACGTAGACTTTGTTGTTGAGGCTTTACGTAACATTAAAACTGATCTTGAAGATAAATTTTATAAGCTAGACGTTAGGCTTGAAAATAAGGTTGATCGAATTATCAAAGGTCGTGATGGTCTTCCTGGTAAAGATGGCGCCCCTGGCAAAGAAGGTCGTAAAGGGAATGATGGCGCTCCAGGTGCCCCAGGAAAGAATGGTAAAGACGGTAAAGATGGTGTAGGTGTATCCAAAGCCAAAGTAGATATAGATGGTGAATTGGTTATTACACTTACCGATGGAACTGTCATTGAGGCTGGCAAAGTTTTAAGTAAAGCTGTTGCTGAAAAAATCCATGTTTTTAGCAACTCTGATAATCGTATTCCTGACTTGGTTGGGCAATCAGGTAAAGTTCTATCCAATAATGGAACAAATGTTATATGGATTGATAATGCAGGGGGAGGATCTGGGACGGTAACTAGCGTAGCATTGAGTGCGCCTACAGGATTAACTGTATCTGGCTCCCCTATCACTACTTCAGGAACTCTTGCTCTTTCATTGACTGCTGGTTATTCGATTCCTACAACAGCAAATCAAACAAATTGGAGTACTGCATATAGTTGGGGTAATCATGCTTCTGTTGGATATGCATTAGCATCTAACAATCTTTCTGATTTGGCAAATGCCTCAAGTGCCCGTACTAACTTAGGACTTGGAACAGCAGCCACAATGACTGGCCCTAGCGGTACGATTGTGGGAACTACGGATAGTCAAACGCTAACCAACAAGCGCATTGATCCTAGAGTTTCAAGCACGACTTCTTCTGCTACTGCCGTAACCCCAGACATTAGCGCATACGATATTT